AAAGAATGATCGGAGGAGAGCATATCGTTCAAATATGCAATGATGAGGCTATGCCCGGAAGGTCTACGGTTTATCGTTGGATGGACGACTACCCAGAATTTGGGACACGCATCGCACGCGCCCGCGAGGGCTTGGCGGACCATGTTGCTTGGCAAATCTTAGACATGGCGTCTCGGTCAACTAATGACACGGCCAACGCAGACCGTGTAAAGCTTGCGGCATGGCAGTGGCACGCAGCGCGCCTAGCTCCCAAAAAATATAGCGAGAAGGTAATGACAGAAGTCAGCGGTCCTGATGGCGGCGCAATCAAAACAGAAAGCGTTACGCGCATTGACACGCGCGACTTAGACGAAAGTCAGCGAGAAGCACTGAAGGCGGCGCTGAGTGCCGTCGTGAATAAGTGAACGATAATGACGATGAAGTAGACGACGACATCCAGGCGATTGTCGATGGAACCTCCGCCATATTGCATATATTATCTCAATCGCCAGATTCACATATAGCAATGCAAACAATGGCGGCGGCTACAGCATGCATCTTGTGTTCCGTCATGAGCTCTGAGCAAGAGGCGAGAGAAGAATTTAGTATGTTTGTCGAGGCGGTCCAGCGTTCGGTTAATCGCGCAAAGAAAGACAATCTTGTTGTTTGGCCTGAAGGGAGCTCGCATTGATCGTCGAGATCTTTGGGACAAAGATCGACGCAGAACAAACGCTCATCGACATCAGCCGCGATGAGTGCGAAGAAAACCTCGTGGAATTTATTCGCCAAGCGTGGCCAATCATAGAACCGGGCGCAGAATATTTTCACAACTGGCACGTCGACATGATCTCCGAATCACTCGAGTCCATAACATATGGCGTCGAGTTTGAAGACGGGACGCATTACAACCGCCTGCTGATTAACGTGCCGCCAGGCATGATGAAATCGCTCCTCACAAATGTTTTCTGGCCTGCTTGGGAGTGGGGCCCAAAGAACATGCCGCACATGCGCTATGTTTGCGCGTCGCACTCGCTCGATCTCGCCATCCGCGATTCAACAAAGATGAGACGTCTGATCGAATCAGAATGGTATCAAGCCCGATGGGGCGATCGCGTAAAAATAACCAAAGACCAAAATCAGAAGACAAAGTTTGAAACGACCGCGACAGGATTCAGGCAGGCAGTCGCGGCCGGCTCCATCACTGGCGCGCGTGGCGACAGAGTAATTATCGACGATCCCCTCAGCGTTGACGACGCTTCATCGGAGGCGGTTCGCAACAGCCGCAAAGAATGGTTTCTCGAATCAGTTCCGACGCGTCTTAACAAGCCGATGGAATCGGCAATCATCGTCATCATGCAGCGCCTGCATGAGGAAGACACAAGCGGCATTATCCTGAGTAAGGGATTGGGTTATGACCATATCATGCTTCCGATGCGCTACGACCCGGGGCGAGCATTCGCAACTATGCTCGGCCTCGAAGACCCGCGAAAAGAAGAAGGCGAGCTTCTTTTTCCGGATCGTTTTCCCGAGGCTGTCGTCGATCGGGATGAAAACGCTATGGGACCCTATGCAACCGCAGGTCAGTTCCAGCAATCGCCAGAGCCAAGAGGCGGCGGCGTCCTCAAGCGCGATTGGTGGCAAAAGTGGGAGCAGCCGTCATACCCTCCATTTGATTATGTGATTGCCGCGGTCGACACCGCTTACACAACCAAGAGCGAAAACGATCCAAGCGCCATGACAGTATGGGGCGTTTGGAAAGGCGGCGACCAAACTGCCGTCGTTACCCGCTCGCCTGGGGCAGATGGGCAGATGGCCATCCTTAATCGCCAATACAAAGAGGAGCACCCAAAATGCATGCTGATGTATGCATGGGCCGAGCGCCTCGAGCTGCATGAGCTCATTGCCAAAGTTCAGGAGACGATGGACGATTACGGCGTCGATAAGCTCCTGATCGAGAATAAAGCCAGCGGCATCAGCGTGGCGCAAGAGATCCGCCGAGTTTATGGCTATGATGAATTTGCCGTGCAGCTGGTCGATCCAAAGGGGCTGGACAAGCTCGCGCGCCTTTACTCGATCCAGCATATATTTGCAGAAGGCCTAATCTATGCGCCCGAGCGCCCATGGGCCGAGATGGTCATCAACCAGGCTGCGCAGTTCCCGCGTGGCAAGCACGACGACCTTGTCGATACTACGTCAATGGCGTTAAAACATTTACGCGAGATCGGTCTATTGGTTCGCGGCTCTGAATGGACGGCTGGTCTTGATGAAGGTAGAATGCTTACCGGCCAGCAAGAGCAGCCGCTTTATCCAATCTAATCGGGAATCAAATGATCCACGCAAACGCCGTCGTCGACGTAATCGACGCCTCTCCAGCCCATGGCCACGGCCTGGGATTGTTCAAAGTAACGGTCTGGGGGAAGGAGCCGCACGACTATGTGCGCGTCTATGAGATCCGCGGCAAAGATGATAATATGGCCGCCCGCGAAGGCCTTGAGCGTTTCGTTGAAGATATTACGCGCCTTTTGGAAGGCAAAGGGAACTGATCATGCCAATGACACCGGGGCTTTCTCCTTCAATTCGTCAGCATCAGGAGGAGCCCGCCGGCGGCCTCGGTGGCCTTGAAGATATTCTTGTCGAGATTGAACAGGGGCACGATAAGCCTGAGACGGACGACAAGGGCAACATCCTGCGTATCGAGCACGATGATGGCTCCGTCAGCGTATCGCTTGACGGGCAGCCCGTTGAGAGCGCCTGCAGCGCCGACAATCCAGAAGGCTGGTTTAACAATCTTGTCGATGACATCGATCAAGGCGAGCTCGCCGCCATTGCCGACGATATGCTGCGCGGCATTGAAGACGATTTAACAAGCCGCCAAGATTGGATTGAAGATCGCGCGCAAGGCATCAAGCTTCTCGGATTGAAGATCGAGATACCTGGCTTGCAGGGCGCAAGCGATGGCGCTCCCGTTGAAGGCATGTCGAAGGTTCGCCATCCGCTTCTGCTTGAAGCGGTGCTGCGCTTTCAAGCGAATGCGCGCAGCGAGCTGTTGCCGACAGATGGACCTGTAAAAGTAAGAACGGAATCAGACGATGACACAGTCGCAGAAGACGAACTTGCGGACGCTCTCCAGGCCGATCTCAATCACTATCTCACAGCCGTTGCTCGGGAATACTATCCCGACACAGATCGTATGCTTTTCATGCTCGGCTTTGGCGGAACAGCATTTAAGAAAATCTATTTTTGCCCTCTCCGAGGAAGACCAGTTAGCGAGTCCGTCGATGCGGACGATCTCATCGTCAATAACGCCGCGACAGATTTAACGACTGCAAAGCGCATAACGCATCGCGTTTACTTGCGCCCAAGCACTGTGAAGCGTCTGCAGATACTTGGCGTTTATCGCGACATTGATCTTGGCACGCCTTCGTATGAAGGCAAAGATTCTGTGCAGCGCGAGAAGGCAGATCAGCAAGGCATTTCTGCAGAGGCGCGCAATCCAGACGATCGCGATCGCGAAATATATGAAGTATATTGCGAGCTCGATATTCAGGGCTTCGAACACAAATACAAAGGGAAGGTAACAGGTCTCGAGATCCCGTATCGCGTGACTATTGATAAAAGCTCGAGGGAGGTTCTCTCCATTGTGAGGAACTACGATGAGCCAACGGGAGAAGAAGGCAACGAGCTGCCTGAAGCTCGCATCAATTTCGTCAAGTATCAGTTTGTTCCTGGTATGGGTTTTTACGATATTGGTCTACTTCATATTCTGGGTAATACCACAAACGCGGTTACTGCCGCATGGCGCGAAATGCTGGACGCCGGCATGTATGCGAATTTTCCGGGATTCTTGATGGCCGATACAGGCGCGCGTCAAAACACAAACATCTTCCGCGTGCCTCCTGGCGGCGGTGCGCTTGTGAAGACAGGCGGCATGCCAATTAATCAAGCTGTAATGCCATTGCCGTATAAAGAGCCTGGTCAGGCTTTGATGAATCTTGTCTTGAACATGGTTGAGACAGGGCAGCGCGTTGGCACAACGAGCGAGCTGCAAGTTGGCGAAGGTCGAGCCGATGCGCCTGTGGGAACAACGCTTGCGTTGATTGATCAAGCAACGAAGATCCTAAACGCCGTGCATAAACGCTTGCATACTGCGCAAGCAGAAGAATTTCAGTTGCTGGTGCGTTGTTTCCGCGAACATCCAGATTCATTCTGGGGAAGAAACAAAAAGCCAAAGCGCCAGTGGGACGAAGCAACATTTATTGAAGCAATTAATAATTGCGATCTTGTCCCGCAGGCAGATCCAAACACTGCAAGCCAGACGCAACGCCTGATGAAGGTGATGGCGTTGAAGCAGCTGCAGGCTTCTAACCCTGCAATGTATGACGCGAAGGCAATCGATCTCGCCGCGATGAAAGCAATTGGCTGGAGCAATCCAGAGCAATTCCTTGCGCCTCCTGAGCAGGCTGGCCAGATCCCGCCAGAGATGCAGAAGGTCATGGAGGAGATCAAAATTCTCAAACAGGAAGCAGACGCGAAGACCATGGTCGCACAGGCGTCTGTCCAAGCCGCGCAGGCCGATGGTCAAGCGCGCATGCTGGATGCGCAGACAAAACAGCTGACTGCGCAGGCTAAAATGATCGAGGCGCAGGCGAAAGCTGGCGGCGAAGATGGCCAATACCGCAACGTCGATGCAGAGGCGAAGATGATGGACGCAGAAACGCGCCGTCAGGACGTCGAGCTCAAGGCCATGAAGATGGGCATTGACGTGCATAAGTTGCGTGAAGAGTCAGAGCATCGCGAAGCAGATCGCGTTATTGATTCGCATCATCGGACAGAAGATCGTCGGAGCAAAAATGCTCTCGATATCGCCAAGTCATTACAGGGCGCAGGGCCGCAGGAGATTGAGTGATGGGAAGCATAATTGATCGCGCGCTCGACATCATCAACGATCACCTAAAAGATCAAACATCATCGTTCCAGGTTTCTTCTCCGATTGCTGCCGCTAGATCCATGGCGCGTGGTGGAGAGGTTTTGCAGGACGAATATCCAACGCATTATTTGCCGAACGTAGGTCGGCAGGTAATGAAGAAAGGCGGCACGCCCAAGAAAGGTTTTGAAGGCCGTGTCTCTAAGAAAAAACCTCCAACAGGTCCGACGTCGTGGGATCAAGTGCCAACAATAAATCCTGATGACTTAGTTGGCAAAAAGATCTTTCCGATATTTGCTGATCTCACAAAAACTGGCGACCCTTTCATGGGCATTGACGCCAGTCAGCTTGAGCAGGGCGTGCCAATGCGTGGCGGTCCCGGCTATCCGCTTATCCCAGAAAACGTCAAGCATGGTATTGCGTGGGCCGTTGAAGGCAAAGGCCGCGGAACAGCAAAGCTTGGCAAAGATGCGAACTATGCCGTTGTCATGGCTATGAACCCTGACACGCATAAATCAAATGCTACATTCTCTCGCGCGCTCATCGGCAACATGCAAGCATATGTGCGCGACGGACGCTTATCTCCTGAGAATTTAGAGCAATTGAACAATTTAGTTCGAGAGCCCGGCGCTCAGAAAGAGCTTCAATCTTTGCGCGAGTTTCCCGGCTTTGAACATCCTGAAGCAATCGATTTTATCGACAGCTTGAGTTTTGAGGCCCGCAAGAAATTATCAGACGTGCTTGGTAGTCCGACAGGGCAAAAGCTCGGCGCGCCAAATGTCGCAAAGATTATTCGTGAGACTGCAGATCCTCAATATGCAGGCGTTGATCGTTCGGCAGGTCTTTTTCTCATGGAGCTTCATCCTGACAAAGGCTTGTCAAATTTAAAAGAAAAAGGATTGCCTGAGCACGAGTCATATACTTACGGGGTGCCCGGTCGTATCGTTGGTAAGTTCCATCATCCTGTCGCTGCTGAGACATTATTCAAAGATTACTTTGATAAGAAGAAAACTGATACTGAAGCTTCCATTATTGGCGCTATGCAGAGCAAAGCAACTGACAAGCAAAAGAAATTTGATCCTGAAAAATTAAAACAATTAAACGATATGGTTAGGGGACTTGGTGAAGATGAGAATTTAAATGTTCTAAAAGACTTTCCGGGGTTTGAGCATAAAGGCCTTAACAAATTTATTGGCGGATTAAAAGACGAAGAACGCAAATCTATCTCTGGGTTGCTTGGTTCAGATGAGGCGCAGAAGATAGGAGCTCCTAAATCTAATCTGCGCAGGGCATTTGATTTAGAAATGCCTGTCGGCACAATCACGCAAGAAATTGCGGATATGCTTCCGCGCCATCCGAAAGATATTCAATCATCACAAGCTGCACGTCTTGCGTTGAACGTGCTTCATGATCGTTGGCACACAAGCGATGACTCAGTAAAAGAAGGCGGCGTCTCTGCAGCTAACTTTTCACAGGCTTTAAAAGATTCAGATGCGTCGTCAACGCTAACGCAATATTCGCAAAAAGAGCTGAACGACATGACACGGTCGGGCAAGTTCAAGGCATTTAAGCTGAAAGATGGAGAAGTCTATTTCGGCTTGAAGAAAGGCACAGACTACAAAGACGAATACGGCTTTGAGCATCCTGAGCTGACGCCGAATGAAACAGCTTTAGTTAGCGTCGTAAACAACGAGCCGGGGGCCAAGGGCATTGGCGGTGCGCCTGTTGTGCTCAAAGCTATCGAGCATGGCGCAACAGCACTGGACGCCTTCGCTGTGCCATCTCAGAAGCATCCTGAAGGCTTTCTCCCCGACTTCTATTCGCACTTCGGATTTAAGGAGCTTGGCCGCGTTCCATTTGATCCAAAATATGTGTCGGATCAGCAGTTTGCGGACATGAAACACCACTGGACAAAGAACGGCTGGGATGAGAGTATGGGCTTGCCGTCTTTGGCTATTATGAAATGGACTGGAACTGATGATGATCGAAAAGACGCACTACGAAAACATCTCGAAAAAAGCAGTGCAAGTGATCGGGCGGGAGCAAGTCCTGTCGATGTCTTCAGCGCAGCGGGGGCTCCTGAATCAGGCTCTCCAGAGATTGGTGGAGAGGGCAGGCTCGGCGGCGAAAGTCTCCGCGGCGCAGATCGAGGGGCAATACGAACAAATAGTGCTCCACGCCCTTCCGACCGGCTCTCACGAACACTTACTGCAGTCAGAGGGCTGACGCCTACTGAAGCTCCGCACTTTGGTTTAACGCCAGAAGATGTTGCACAATCGCAATTGACTGCGCAGCCGCCAGCAAAAGCCTATGGCGGCGCAATCAACCCGATCGAGCTCAGATATGACGATCTTGATGATACGGCTCGCCGTCTGATATTATGGTCATATGCTGCGGCACCACTCGTTCGCCCGCTTTCTCGTGCTGAGGGCGGTGCAGTTGATGATCCTGTCAATAAAGCTCTCGACATTGTTGGGGCTGGATCGCCGACGTCGGCAGTAGATACAGCCCGCAATCTGACGCCAATGGGGTTTTACAGCGCCGCAGCTGAGGCGGCCAGCAAAATACCTCAGCGCGCTCCCATTGATCAGATCATCAATAAGATCACGGGGCAGGCCAATGTCAAAAAAGAAGAGCTTGCTAACGCTAATCTTAAAGACGCATTTGCTGGACAGAGGAGCGTGGACCCGAAGGAAGTTGCGCGGCATCTACAAGAGAATGTTCCGCAAATAGGCGAGAAGGTTTACGGTGGTAAACAGCCTGTTAAATATAATCCAAAGCCTATGTTATATCATCCTGAAGAATTTGAAGACGCAGATGAAGTCCATAGAATTGGGCCTGAAGGACAGCCGCCACATTACATTGTAAAAGAAGGCAATGATTATCACGTTTATGGTCCATCTGGATATCACGAGACATATAACTCATTGTCTGATGCTACAGATCACGCGAACAATAGCATCAATAAAATTGAGCATCCTTTATACAAAGAATACACCATCCCCGGCGGTAAAAATTACCGC